AATATGGCAACAGGTGGACTTATGTCTCAACCTCCATTCATTGCTAAACAGGATGAAGAAGATAATGGTATTAATCCATATGATGTAAATACTCCTGAATCAGCAAGACAAGGTTTACCTTCTAGACTTTTATCTAAAAAAAGAACAAGATTTAATAAAGGTGGAATCATGGATAGACAAGAATATTCTAAAGGTGATGAAGCAATTAGACTTTTAAGAGATATTGATTTACCAGATGAACCTTTAGAAGAAGGACCAGCAGAAGGAGATATTCCTGGTGAAGCTAGTAATAAATTAATTATGGATAAAATTAATAGACTAGAAAAAGAAAAAGAAGAAACAAATAATACTTCTTTAAAAGCAAAATTAAATAATGAAATTAAAAGTTTAGAATCTAAAGTAAGAGTTAAAGCAGCAACAGGTGGTTATATGGATGAAAACCAAATAGCAGAAGAAACACCATTAGCTTTAAGTATTGGTGGTTCTGTTGAAAAAAGAAAGAAGAGATTATCAAGCATATGCTGAAGGTGATATAGTTGAAGATGAATCTTTATTAACACCTATGGGTATGGAAGAAGAAAATGCAATAGCAGAAACTGATATGGAAATGGAAGCTGAAGATGATATGGATTATGATTCAATATTAGATACATCAGCATTATCAGAAGAAGAAGAAACAGTATTAGATGAAGCTATAGAAATGCATCCAGAGTTAGAAGCAATTTTACCTAAGTTAGTTGCAACAGAATTTACAGAAGATGAATTAGTAGAAGGACCAGGAGATGGAACTTCAGATTCAATTCCAGCACTTTTATCAGATGGAGAATTTGTATTTACAGCCAAAGCAGTTAAGAATATTGGTGTAGACAGATTAAGAAAGATGATGAAATCAGCAGAAGAAAGTTATGATGCTGGACAAGTAAGCCAAGAAGAAAATGCTGAAATGTCAGCAGACGATTCTTTATTGGCATAACAGAATTTTTAGAGTGGTACTCTAAAGATAAACAAGCTACCTTATATTTATATAAGCCCTTGTAGCTTTGTTTTCAATCAATAACCAAAATTTAGCTACCTTCACAGTTAAAGAAGCCCTAAAGGAGGACACATGAAAGAAGACGAAGGACAAACTAAGGAAGTCGAAGCGAATCCTTATAACAGAAATAAGTCATGGCATACAGAAGATGTAATGCCAACAGATTTTGTTTCTGCAGATAATGGACCAGCAGATGCCAACACCGACCCTAGAGGTTATGTTAGAGAAGCTACTGACAGCAATGTCAACCCTGATACTAACTCAACTTTAGATTCGGCTACTTCGGATAAGTCTTTACAAGAATCAGCACTTAATGTTGCTGATGCTAAACCTTATCAAAAAGTTGACTACAAAAAAAGATATGACGACCTAAAACGATATTATGATAGGAAGTTAGGTGATTGGAATGCCAAAGAAGGAGACCTTAAAGCACAGCTTCAAGCGAACCGACCAAAGTATACTCCACCAAAATCTGAAGAAGAATTAAAAGTCTTCAAAGAGGAATACCCTGACATATATGGAGTTGTGGAAACTGTATCTCACTTGCAATCTCGTAATGAGATGACAAGCTTACAAGAGGAAGTTGAAGCTCTTAAGAAAAAGAATGATTCTTTGGCAGCTCGTGAAGCTCAATTAGAGTTATCGAAATACCATCCAGACTTTAATGATATTAAAGAATCGGATGATTTTCATAGCTGGGCAGATGAACAACCAATGGAAATTAAATCTTGGATTTATGAGAACAACAACAATGGTAAACTTGCAGCAAGAGCAGTCGACCTGTATAAGAAAGACCGAGGACTTGGATTAGATAAAAAAACTACTACTGAAAAAAGGCAATCTTCTGAAGGTGCTGATTTGCTAGTTAAAACTAGAGAACAAGTTGGAGAACCTACTGATAGAAAACCTACTTTCAAATCATCGGATATTAGAAAAATGTCTGATGATGAGTTTATGCGATATGAAAAAGATATTGCTATGGCTCAAAAAGAAGGTAGATTTGTTCAAGACGAATAAATTTATTTTCATTTTTATCAACAAGTAAACAAATAAGGAAAATAATTATGGCACACTTTCAAGGTGGAAATACATTAAACTTTGTTGCTGGTGGAGTACAAGCGAACCAATTTTGGGTTCCTGAAATCTACAGTAAGAAAGTACAAATTGCTTTAAGAAAAGCATCAACAGTCGAAGCAATCTGTAATACAGATTACATGGGCGAAATCAAATCATATGGTGATACAGTTAATATCGTTAAAGAACCTCAAATAGCTACAGCAGCTTACACTAGAGGTTTAGCAACACCAGCAACAGCTCTAACTGATGCTGAATTGGTATTAGTAATTGACAAAGCTAATTACTTTAGCTTCCAAGTAGATTCTTTAGAGAAAAAATTTGGACATATTAACTTCCCTGAAGTCGCATCTAATAACGCAGCTTATCAATTAAAAGATGCTATGGATGTAGAAGTTCTAGATAATATGTATGATGAAGCTATTGCAGCTACAGCAGTTCTAACACCAGCAGGTAATGCAGCTAAAGCAGCTATCTTTGGTTCAGTTGCAGCTCCGATTGATATTGGACACGCAGCAGGTGAAGTAGACCCTCTTAACTTTATGAGTTCAGCAGCTCAAGTTATGGATGAAAACAACAACCCTGAAGATAACAGATGGTTTGTTGCAGCTCCTAGCTTTTATAACCAATTAGCAGATACTTCTTCTAAACTTTTATCGATTGATTACAATGCAGGTAAAGGTTCTTTAAGAAATGGTCTTGTAGCTTCTGGTTTAGTTAGAGGATTTGCTATGTACAAATCTCTTAATACTCTATCTCAAGTAGTTGGTGGTGCAGGTGCTGCAGTACCTTCTGTTTTATTTGGTCATATGAGAAGTACATCATGTGCATCAGCAATGAACACAGTTGAGTCTTTTAGAAGTCCTACTACATTTGCAGACCAAGTAAGAGGTCTTCATGTATATGGAAGAAAAGTACTTAATACTGCATCAGTTGGTGCTGGTATTATTAAAATAGACTAATCAATAATTAAATGTTAGGGGGAGCAATCCCCCTTTCATTAACTTAAAGGAAATATATAATGAAATTAAAAGAACACATACCCCACATTATAGCAGAACATAAAAAAGCAATAGCAATAGCTGTTGTAATATTAATTGTTGCAATAATTATATAAGGAAATATTATGCCAGGATATGGAATGAAAAAGAAACCAATGATGAAACATGGTGGAAAAGTTAAAAGAAAAAATTATGGACATGGTGGTGGTGCTATGGTTATCACTATTAGTAAAGTAAAAAATAAAGATAAAAAGAATTATAAGAAGAAGTAAGAATTATGGGATTAATGTCATCTCCTGCTTGGACAAGGAAAGAAGGCAAAAACCCTAAAGGTGGTTTAAATGCTAAAGGTAGAGCATCTTACAATAAAGGTAAAACCAAAACAGGTAAGAAAAGAAATCTTAAAGCACCTAGTAAAGTTAAGGGAAACAAANNTGTGCGAGGATGAAAGGGATGAAGAAAAAACTTACATCTAAAAAAACTGCTAGAGACCCTAACTCAAGAATTAACAAATCATTAAGGGCATGGAACTGTTAAATGGCAAAAGATTATAAAACATTAGTAAACGAATTATTAGTAGAATTAAATGAACCAGAAGTTACAACAGTAGCTTCAGCAGTTGGAATACAAAAACAAGTAGCTAATGTAGTTAATAGAGCTTACTTTGATATTGTTGATGCTGTTGATGATTGGTCATGGTTAAGTTCAGATGTACCTGATGACCCTTACTATGGAAATACAATTGTACAAACAGTTGTAGGTCAAAGATTTTATTTATTAAAAGCTGGGTCAAATAATATTGATTCAGATTTTGATTCAGTAAATTGGGATATGTTTACTTTAGTAGATACTAATTCTCCATTTACAATTAATAAATTACCTTTTACAACTCTAACTACTTGGAGAAGTAATTATGCACAATCTGAAGAAGCTGCAGCTAGAACAAATACTTTTGCAACTCCAGTAAGAGTTATAAGAAGTTCAGATGGTAGAAGATTTGGATTATCTCCTATACCAGATAAAGTTTATAATATTCATTTCTTTGCTTATAATAGACCTACTGCTTTATCAGCAGATACAGATACAGTTTTATTCCCAGAACAATACAAACCAGTTTTACTAGCAAGAGCTAGATATTATTTATATCANNCAATTAGCTTTAGATGAATATAAAAAAGGATTACAAAATATGGCTGATAATTTAAATTCACCACAGCCACAATATATGTCAGATGTAAGGTTTACTTACTTACTACCATAGGATAATAAATTATGCCAACACAAGGAGCTTCAATTACTGTTGCAGGAGGTTTGGATTTAGTATCAAGCTCTCATGCTTTGTTTCGAACTCCAGGTGCTGCAACTATATTAGAAAATTTTGAATCATCTACAACAGGTGGTTATAGAAGAATTAATGGTTATACTAAATGGGGTGGTTCAAATTCAGCAGCTCCTTCAGGAACTCTTACAGATATTATTACTGGACTAACACCTTATGCAGGTGGAGTTGTTGCTTGTCAAGGTTCAGGAATCTTTTGGTCAGATGATGGTATTAATTGGCTTCAAATTAATAAAGATACTTATGTAGCTAAAACAGGAACAGTAGCAGTTAGTGCAGGTTCAGCAACAGTTACAGGAACTGGTACATCATTTACAACTGAGTTTGCTGTTAATGATAGAATTCAAATTAACTCTATTAATTATAGAGTATTATCAATTACAAGTAATACAGTATTAACATTAGATAGTAATGTACAAACAGCAGCTTCAAGTCAAGTTGTAAAAAGAAGTGGAGTTATAGGTTCTGCTTTAGCTAGTGCAACTACTATAACAAGAAGCAATCAAACTAATAATCAATTTGCTACCTTTGAATCAGATGGTGCTTATGGTAGTTTATATATTGTTGATGGTACAAACAAAATTGCAGAATTTCAAGTAAGAGTAGTAGGTGGTGTTAATAATTATTACTTTGAAGAACTAGCATCTCCAGCTCCTTCTAATCCAAAGATATGTGAAATATTTTCAGAAAGATTAGTAGTAGCAGGACAAACAACTTCAACAAGTACAGTAGCTTATAGTGCTAGATTAAAGCCATATGACTTTGAAGGTTCTTCAGCAGGTGAAATAGATGTTGGAGATATCATTGTAGGTATTAAAGTATTTAGAAACAGCTTAATTATATTCTGTAAAAATAGTATATTTGAGTTGACAAGTCTTGATTCTACCCCTATAATTAAGTCTATAACCAAAAATATAGGTTGTGTAAATGGTAACTCAATTCAGGAGATAGGTGGAGATTTAATCTTCTTAGCACCTGATGGATTAAGAACAGTTGCTGGTACAGCTAGAATTGATGATGTTGAAATTGGTTCTATTAGTAGAAAAATTTTACCTTTAATAAATAATCTATTAGCAAATATTCAACAGTTTACTATCTCTAGTATGGTTATTAGAGAAAGAAGTCAGTACAGATTATTTTATCATAAAAGTGGTCAAGGACAATCTGGACAATTAGGAATTATAGGAACTTTTAAATTTGATGCAAATGGAGTTCCTGCTTTTGAATGGAGTGAAGCAAAAGGAATGGATTTAAAATTCTGTGCTTCAGAGTTAAATCCTCAAAACGAAGAAGTTAAGTTTGGTGCAAATGAAAATGGTTACATCTATGAAATAGATAAAGGTAACAATTTTGATGGAGCAAATATTAATGCTAGGTTTCAAACACCAGATATGGATTATGGTGATAATGGTTTAAGAAAAAGTCTTTACGCAGTTAAAGCAAATATTAAACCAGAAGGAACTCAACCAGATTTAAAGATGAGAATTAGATATGATTTTGAATCTACAGATGTACCTCAACCAGGTTCAGTTAATGTAGGTTCTTTAGCTGCTACTTCAAATTTTGGAAATGCAGTTTATGGAACAGCTACTTATGGTGCAGTAACATTACCAAGTAAAAGAATGATTGTAACAGGAAGTGGTTTTTCAAATAACTTTAGATTTTTTAGTAATGATACAAATGCTGCATATGCAGTTAATGGTTTATTTGTATCTTTTATAGCAGGAGGAAGAAGATAATATGGCAGGTTATGTAAGACAGAGTGCAGCAGAAATTCAAGATACTTTAACAATTGATGCAGCAGATTTAAATAATGAATTTAATGCTCTTGTATCAGCATTCAATAATGGTTCAGGAAATACAGCAGGACACAAACATGATGGTACTGCAGCTAATGGTCCTGTTCTTAGCATACTTGGTGATTCAGGTTTAGGTACTCCTTTAAATAAAATT